GGTATTGCGTCACGGGTTCAAAGGTGTCTACATCCCACATCCGCTCGCAAAATACGATGAAGCGGGTTTTTGGCACCATGTTTGACACACGGAAAAAAAATCGCAACGCGGAAATACAAACACAAATGGCGGCAGCATCAGCAGGAGGACAAGTGGGCGGCGGCGGTGCGACCTTGAGCGCAATGATGCCAATGGCGGCGGCAGGGGCAACGGGCGGGGGCTCAGCGGCAACAGCCGGCCGCGAGACCGTGAGCTTGCGGCTTTCCAAATTTGACATGGCCAAAATCCCCGATGATTGCGTGGTCCTTTTCATTGGTCGCCGCGGCACGGGCAAATCCTGGCTTATCAAGGATCTTCTTTGGCACAAACAGAAATTCCCGATTGGTACCGTGATTAGTGGCACAGAGGGTGCCAATGCTTTCTATTCCAGCATTGTTCCCTCGCTCTTCATACACGAAGAGTTCACGTCCACGATTATTAGTGATTTGCTCAAACGTCAGGATACGATTACAAAGCACATTCGGCGGGAAAAAGAGTTGCGTGGGTCCAGTGCAGTGGACCGGCGTGCCTTCATTTGTATGGACGATTGCTTGTATGATAACAAATGGATTAATGATAAATACGTCCGGTCGCTCTTTATGAACGGTCGGCACTATGGTTTGCTGTATATCCTCGCCATCCAGTACGTGATGGGCATTCCACCCGTTCTGCGTGGCCAGGTCGACTATGTGTTTATTTTGCGTGAAAATCAGGTCAGCGCACGCAAGCGCATTTACGAACAGTTTGCGGGCATTTTTCCATCATTTGAACTCTTTTGTCAGATTTTGGACCAGTGTACGGAGAATTTCGAGTGCTTGGTCATTCACAATGGCAGCAAAACGAACCGCTTGGAAGACTGTGTGTTCTGGTACAAGGCCGAGCCGCGCCCCTCCTTCAGAATTGGCTCACATGACTTGTGGGTTCGTTCCGCCGAATACGATCGGCTGAAGGAAGCGCAGGAGGCGGCGGGTGAGAGCGGGGCAACCTTGTCCTCCACGGGTGCCGGTACGCCAAAGGGGCCCATTGTTACCGTGAAGAAATATTAGACCCTGCGACGCCTACATATAAATACTGCTTGGTCCATTATTCATGTAACTTGATTTAACAACCCAATCAACTCCAGTGCTAATAAGCGTCACGGCACGACGCCCATACGTATAGACCGTGTTTGTATCCGTTGAATTGCCATAATCAATGTTGTCTAATTCGATGTAAGTTCGTTCATCGGAATAGTCAATCGAAACGGCAGGATTTTTTTGAATGCGAAAGATTAATGGATAGGGTGTTGGCGTATTTGTATCTTTGACATTAAAAATTATTGTTACTTCAAATCCTGGATAGAATCTTGGGGGTGCCAAGGACGCAAAAACAACACCGACCAGATACCACTCGGGTATGTAAGGACCCGATGAACCTCGGATTTGTAGTGGGCGCGTGTCCACAATAAAAAGTCGGCTTGTTGTAACATCCAACGACGCAACGGCGGCTTGATTATCTCCATTATCAAGCGTACCGTTATTTGTAACATATCCCGTAAGAGTAACATCAGCGATGCGATTGTCTCGCTGCGCATAAAAACTACCAACGGATGTCATCTTAATTTTATACACATTTTTTTACGTTGTACTAAAAAACGAAAGAGTTCCCTGCGTTCTTAAACAACCGAACAAGGTTCTTCGATGAGCGCATGATGTTTGACCGCGTTTTACGTATTTTGGTCCCGTAATTCGGACAGGCTTTCTTCGCCTTCTGGATTTTTTGCTTTCGTGTAAGAGTTCGGAGGCGCTTGTATTTCTTTGTTAAGTTGCGAAGGGCGACTTTGAGGTCAACGGCCTGGAGGGGCGGAGGGGAGGAACTGTTGGAAGGCGAGGAGGCAGAGGGCGTGTTCACAATGCGAGGAGATTTCGGCATTTCTACATTTTGTGTTTGATTTTCGGAGCGACTCAAGCAAAGTAGGAAAGACCACCGCCACCCGAGGCCCCCGTGGTCGTCGCCGCAGAAACACCTGTCGAGCCAAACCCGCCCGCGCCGCGTAGCGTGTCGCCGCCTGGAATTGTGTCCACAACGCGCACCTCGTCCCATGGAAGCAGGTCGGGCGACGCGGCCTGGAAATAACGACCCGCGACAACCTCGTAACTCGCAGCACCTACAAGCCGCACGGCAGCCATTAAATCCCCGCGATATCCCGCATCAATCAGGCCCACGGAATTTGCCAATTGCATGGGCGTTTTGGAAATGCTGGAGCGGGGAAGGAGCCAGAAAGCACGGAAAATACCCGCATCAGTATCAAAGAAGGCCGCACTGGTCTGTTGGGAAATCAGGGTCGCCTTCTCGCTGGCCGTCAGTGACTGCGCGTCGCAAAAGAGATCAAAACCGGCATCGCGATCCGTGTACGCACGGGCGTTGTAGGCATCCGCCGCGACTCTGTAAATTGCCTTGGCAGTCTCGTTGCGGGGAGCAATGTAAAGAATGTACATGATTCGGTGTGGAAGGGCGAAGGGGGTGTGTCCTACTCCGAGGCGGCGGAGGGCACAATCAGTTTTTTGTGGGAGGTTTAGGACCGACGGTTACGACGCGTGGTGTTGCGCCGCTGTTTGCGACGTTGATTGCGACTGACTTTGCGCCGACGTTTAGGATCGGCTAAAAAAGAAGTTGCGCCCTTACCAAACACGTACCTTCCTCGCTTACTTGTAGACGGTCTTTGTGTCCATTCATCAACACGTGTTTCACTATTTGAAGTTGCCGGGTCTCTCTCTTCAATAAAACGAACACTCGTTAAAGGATGCGAATACGTAACGCTGCCATTCGCGGCTCTTTCACGTTTCCATCCAGATGATGGTAAAGCAGCACCACCACCTGCCGTGGCGGTGGCAGCACTTATTCCGCCACCTCCTGAAGCAGGGACAGAACCATTTCCCGCAAAACCACCACCGGCCGCTGTCGCTAAGACCGAGACAGGAGCGGTGACAGGAGCACGTTCAACTACGGGTGTTTTAATTAGTTCCGTTTTATGGCTATGAATAATTCTAAGTGCGTTATATGTGACGTCGTTTGTTGGAATAATATATTTATGTGGGTCTTTAGGATCTTTACGAGGTTTTAACTCTTCAGAATCATATTTAAGAAATTGAATATCAAACAATTCTCCATAATTTTGTTCAAAAGAAGCAGCAACTGCGTTCATGAGAATTTGACGTTTGTTTGGTCCCATATGGCAATGATAAAGATTGTATCCATTGCCATCGATATAATGTAAAAATCGCAAATCGTCTGGATTAAGATCCGTGTCGCTGGTTTCTTCCTTATATTCGCGAATTGCCGTTTGGATTGCTGTTTCATTGACACCAGCAATGGTCGCTCTTCTTCCTTTTGGAATACCATATTTAAAATCCGCAGGAAGGTATCGATATGTTGTTGTGAATTTTTTTAAAGATTCGTTCCACTCTGGTTGTGCAAATTGGACACGAATTCCATAATGCGCGGACATTGCTTTGGCATGACCACTAAAATAATTGTAGGCAGCCTCTTTTCCTTCTGGCGTATTTGTAGTTGAGGTTTTTTCAGGATATTGTTCAAAATTTTTAATGGCCCCTATTTTGGATGTTCTTTCCGCCTCTCCTTTCTCTTTGTATTTTATACCCAAATAGTCTGTCAAATATTTACTTTCTTTTCCTATTAAGATAAAAATAATTGGTTTTTTTGAAGAATCTAATTCATAATACCACGCCACTACACCTGCTCCAATAAAATCAGATACGCTTCCATTTCCTGAACCACCACTTGCTGCCGCCGCCATGTTTTCTCCTCAGGTCGCCGAATTTTGTTTTCGGAGCAAATGGAGAAGCATTGTTCGCCCCGCAAAGGAAAGCCGTTCTTCCACAAGTGAAGCAAATTCCGTCTCCGGAAGTTCATCCTCAACAGACTCGAAATCCGAATCCCCACGAAACCGTGCGCAAAGTCGCCACAAAATCCGATGTCCCACCGCCGCCCGTAAATCCCACATCCCCAAATACGACGTGGTTTCAAAAAGTTCCAACAAATCCTCCGCGGCGAACGACGCCAACGCCGAAAGAAACGCAGACGGCCAACCGGGAATGGCGGCAAGCCACGAGGCAGTGTAGGAAACAGTAGGTAAGTCACACATTTCTTCGGGCAGACCTGGAATCGCAACCGTTACAGGCGTCATCACGCTCAAATTCACCTCTGAAAGAACCACCGCCTCCAACACATTTCGTAAAAACAACAGGGTTCGTGCGCTGAGCCCTGGAACCCACATGACATATTCGTCGGTGTCAGCAGCGAGGGGCGCCAGAGGTGGCAAGGGAAATGCTTCCAAATGATCGCGCGCATAGGGAATGTGTTGGAGGTGCTGGATAGAAAAACGGACTTTTATGTCGTCGTGACCTTTAAAGAAGAAGGCAGGCGTTGGCATTCCTTTTTCTTTTGAAATAATTGAGATTTAGGTCCACCGCCTTCCACAATGACTATTGTGTCCTCCACCGCAATACGCGGCCTCCGAAAATCCCGCCTCTGTACGACAACAGCCGGCATCGTGATGATCGCGTGCCCCTGCGGCTTTCTTGCCGGTCGCCGCGTCAATATACTGTCCGCAGAACTTTCTGCCGCATTCCCAGCACCAAGAGCGACCACAGCCCGTGCCCGGTTCAAAACGACCACCGCCACCTGTTTGAAGTCCGCATGCGAAAATATAGTTACACGCGGCGTCTTTCAGACACCAACGCTCGCACCAGGGACACTGTTTGGCGTCTGTGCTTCCACTTTCCTTCTTTGGCATTCTACACTGTCTTACATATACAAAGAAAATCGATTGAATAACGAATTCAATCTATTTTCAAGATGGTTCAAAATGGTTTTACGCAGTCGTCACAACCGTGTTTGAAGCAGGGGCGCGCTCCGCCGCCAACTCCGCCTTCCGACGCAGCGCAAGGTCGCCCTCACCGCTAAACATATCCGGAATCGCACTGGACTCCCCCGCACCGCCCGCAGGAACACCACTGCCGGCACTGATTCCCTTGGGAACACCCTTGTTGCCCACCCGACTAACCTTCTCGGCGGCATACAGCTCATCGCGCGTTGCCTCATTCTCCTTGTATTTCTTCATGAGCGTATTCAGCTGGTCGTCGGCGTATTCCACATCACCCACCTCATGCGGCTCAGGGTCCCACGGCAGCCAGAACCCGACCTGACCGACATAGACATTGTGAGAGGGGTCGAGTTTCTGAAGCGTCTTGGCGCGCGCATTGGCCTCACCCTGGGTATCATAGCAACCCCGAATCTTCAGACCCTGAACCGTTGTACGGAACTCATTCAGTTCAAAGAACTTCTCCTCCAGTTTCTTCTTGTTGCGATACATGAAGGTCTGATACGCCTCCTCAATCGCCCGAACCGAGAAATCGGCCATATTGGCCTTGACGTGTGCCTCCAGATCGGTGGAGGCCTCTGCCGTGATTCCGGCGCGGGTCGCCTTGAGTTCGGCAAGTGCGCCGCTCAGATCCGCAATCGTCACCCCGGGCGCCTTCACAACAAGGTTTTCCAAGATATCCTGTGATTTGGACAAGGCGCTCTGTAACTTGGCCGCCTGACCCATCACAAACGATTCGGTCGCCTTGATCTTGTACTGAATCTCGTAATCCTTCAAGAACTCGCTAATGAAATACATGTCCTTGTTGGCCAAGACCTTGTTGGGGCTAATAAAGCTCAGACAGACCCAACGCTGTCCCGGTATTTCCTTGTCGGCTTCGAGGAAAACCTCCTTTGGCTCGGTGGTGCTGGAACTTGTGGACATTTTGTTTGAGGTCAAAGGGTTCTTTCTTCCGGTTTGAACGCGAGGCGGCTTTATACCCAGAGGGGCCGCGGATTGCGGAAAAAAATTCGCGGCCCCCGATATACGAAATGGACGGTTTCTCTGGCTCCGAGCTGATCACTCGTGCGATCAAGTATTTCCTGGAGGGTCTCGCGGTTGCCGTTGCGATGACCATCATCCCCCGCAAGACCCCGAACGTGGAGGAGATCGTGGTTGTGTCCGTCACCGCTGCGCTCGTGTTCGCGATCCTGGATTTGCTGTCACCGTCGATTGGTTTAACCAGTAGACAGGGGGCCGGCTTAGCTTTGGGCAGTCAGCTAGCTGGTGGTTTCAAGATGGCGTAAATTGTATTAACAATACCAAGTGTTCAACACCTGAAAACTAATTTTTTGGCATCCAAAAAATTGAATTTCACACTTGGTTCACAACCATTTAAAACCACCTCGCGAATCATAGACATACAAATGACCGATAAATGTACGATTAAAGATTGCGGAAAAAACGCATCGTATGGAATTATTTACATGAAAGGAATGTATTGCCGTCAACACGGTCTTGAAATAGGTGCACGACCAAAGCAGAGAATCTGCATGTGTGGTTGTTCAACGCCAATCTACGGATTTGAGGGCGATCCTCGCCCTTCTTGCTGCGCAAAATGCAAAACTGTTGAAATGAAAGATCTTCGAAAAAATAAATGCAAAGAATGTTCAACACGCGCTTGCTATGGCATTCGAGGTACGACCGCAGAATATTGTGGGAAACACAAAAAAGCAGGAATGGTTGATTTAAACAATAAACTTTGCGAGAAATGCGATGTAATCGCACACTTTGGAATTGACCCCAAATTTCCAACGGCGTGCGCAACACACAAAACGCCAGGAATGACAGGAAATTCTGGCAGACAATGTGAAAAAGAAGGGTGCACAAAAAATGCTTCCTATGGCACTGAGTGGCAAAAGCCACTTGTTTGTGCATCTCATAAATTAAAAGGTATGACAAATGTTGTCTCCAAACGTTGCGAAACAGAAGGGTGTAATAAACTTGCCAGTTTTGGGACAGAATGTAAAAGGACGCATTGTAAAGCTCATAAATCGGATATTATGGATTGTACCCACAAAAAATGTAAAGAATCCGGTTGCAAAACACGTGCCAGTTACGGAACATCAGCATCAGGGCCCACACATTGCGCACTTCACAAAACCGAAACGCTCACAAATCTAGTTGTCGTAAAATGTGCCCATGAAGGATGTACCGCATATCCATCGTTTGCCGAAAAAGGAAGCACCAACCTCTTTTGTTTGGAACACCGAACCGTAAGAATGACCGACAAGCGCCATACACATTGTGAAAAATGTTCGACGCGTGCAAACTTTGGATTTGTTGGCAGCAAACCAACCCATTGCTCGAAACACAAAATGGAAGGCATGGCTGATTTGGCAAATCGTCGCTGCGAACACGCAGACTGTTCACGAATTACACCAACCTTTGGTTTCAAAGGTGAAAAAGGGCGGTTTTGTTCGGCACACAAACTACCTGGAATGGTGGATGTTCAGCACAAGACCTGCGAAGTATCAGATTGTGAAACTCAAGCAACCTATGGAACGAAAGAATCAGGAAAAGCTGTTCGTTGCCTCAAACATAAACTGGCGGATATGGTCGCACTTAACAAAAAGAAATGTAAGCACCCAGGATGCGAAACAATTCCCTCATTTGGTCTGCCTAATGGCAAATCGGAATACTGTATTTCTCATAAACTCCCTGATATGGTTTTACTTGTCCGCAGACCTTGTAGATTTGAAGGTTGTGAAACCTCCGCGAGTTATAATATCAAAGGTGCCAAACCCATGTTTTGTACTAAACACAAAGCAAAAGGAATGATTAATACTTATGGAAAAATTTGTGAACACGATGACTGTATGAAAGAACCAAATTTCGGATTCAAAGGAACGAAAGCGCAATTTTGCAACGTTCACAAATTAGAAGGTATGATAAATGTGAAAAAAATCCTTTGTGAGTGTGGCACGCGTGCACATTACGGAAAACCTGGCTCACCCGTTTCAAAGTGTTGGAAACATAGGGAACCAGGAATGATTCGTCGTCCAAACAGTAAATGTAAGAAATGTAGCGAACCAGCAGTGTATGGGATCAACTATCAAAATTTACATTGTGAAATACATAAAGAGGAGGGTGAACAAAATTATGTGGAGGAGGCGTGTGTGAGTTGCGGACTAACAATGGTTTTGGATGCCGAGAAGAAATGTGAGTTTTGTGTTCCCGCCAAGTTTAACGCGGGACGACTTGCGAAACAAAATGCGCTCATGGATTTCTTAGACAAACGAGGGTTGAAAGGGGCAAGCACGGACAAAATCGTGGAAGGCGGTGTTTGTGGTAAAGAACGCCCTGATCGGATTTTCGACAACGGGTCCTTCATTCTCATTCTGGAATGCGATGAACACCAACACATGGATCGTCTGTGTGAATGCGAACAGACGCGCATGATCAATATCGGTCAATCCTTTGGAGGCACACCTGTTTATTTCTTTCGTTTCAATCCTGACGAATACAGCCCTGACAGCGATAAGGCAGACATTGAAAAAATCCAAAAACGCCATAAGACGGTTGCGAATGTCATAAGCGATATTTTGAGCAACAAAATAGCCTTACCACAAGCACTTGTCTCCGCACTCTATTTGTATTACGACGGATGGTCCACCATTGCGGAGCAAGAATGGACAATCCTTTCAGTGTTCGAAACGCCCGATTACTCATAATCAACCTCCACCGATTCCACATCACTTACATAATCATCGGAACCAACCGAATCGTCGTCACCACCTTTCACGCCCTTGGAAGCGCAACGCTTGTTCCATTCACGTGTAAGCGCTGTTTTTCGCTTTGTATCCAATTTCAACTCTTCAAACCCCACTTCGGCCAATGTTTCCAACAAGTCATCTCGCGTCATTCCGGCCTCTAACAGCGCGTCCACGACAGCAACAGCATCTTGTGTTGCCGCCAAGCCACCAAATCGTTCCCTCAAGTGTTGTAGCGTCTCGCACGCATCTTCGCCACTGTGGGGGGCAAGCGGTGCCGCACGGGAAAGAAGGTCGTTGAGCAGCCGCCGATGTTTGCTGCGCTTGGATGCTTTTCCGAGCCACGCAGGGAAAATCTGGAACGGCGCGGGTCCACCCGCAGCGCGCGCCGCCGCAGCGGTGGCAACGGTTGCGGCAGGAAGTAGGCCCCATGCTTGCGTACGATGTATACGGCGGTCAAGCAGATCAGCGACCTCAAGGTGATCCGCCGCCGCCGAAATGCGGGCCATGACATCCTGTGCGCCAAAACCCCGCCCCTTTTCCGCCGCGGCCACGTAGCCCTCGGCAACCATCAGCGGCACAAGTCCATGATCCACAAACACGAGGTTCATCTTGTCATCCACGGTCCCACCGCCTCCGAAAAGCCTACCCGTTGCTGAAAAGGCGTCAAGGCGCTGAAGGTCGTCCTTACCAGCAGCGGAACCAAACTGTAGGAAATTCAGGAGCGACCGAATATCATTGCCATTTCGTTCACAAAGGGTCTCCAACTCTGCGGCAGTAATCGAAAGTCCCTCTTTCGCAACAACGCCGGACATCAAAGCGCGCACAATCGTCGTTTTCACTGGCCGTTGGAACCGAATATCCATACAGACATTTGTAAGAGGTCGCAGGCGTGGTGTGCGCTCATTCGCAATACAGATGATGGGTAACTTTGGCCCACCGCGCAGAATACGCGCAAGTTCACCAATCCCACCACGGTCACCACTGCTCATTCCGTCCACTTCGTCAAGGACAAGGGCACGAGGTTTAGCGCCTAGACCCGTGTTTGAAGATTTGAGAACGCCATCGTGAAGTGTTCGGCGAATGGCCGTCGCGGAACGCTCATCACTCGCATTGAGTTCAATGATTTCATAACCGGCGGCGGACAGTAGTAAGTGAACCGCCGTTGTTTTTCCAATTCCAGGTGGACCTGTCACAAGCGCACCGACCTCTTTTTTTGCCGGTGACCAGGTCTGAATCCAGGTCCGAAGTGTCACAAGGGCCTCACTGTTTCCAACAATCTCCTTCAGACTTCGTGGACTGTATTTTTCCGTCCAGAGTTGACCGTCCGTTGCGGGACGGCGTGGCGGGGGGGCGGCGGAGG